GGGGAGGAGCAAATTTCGGAAGTCCTGGGTCGGGGGGAACTGGAGATCCAGGAGGAGACGGAGGTGATGGAAGAGGAGAGTCCCCCTTAACTGGAGGAGGCGGGGGAGGTATGGGAGGAAATGGCTTTAATGGTACTTCAGGTAAAGGAGGAGATGGAGGTCCAGGAGTAAACTACTCAGCAGAATTTGGTACTGATGCAGGAGACGGAGGCTGGTTCGGAGGAGGGGGAGGAGGCTCAACTAGTAATGATCAAGGCCAGGGCATGGGAGGCCAAGGCGGGGGAGGAAACGGTAATCCCGATAATAATGATTGGGCAACTATGGGGGCCCGAAATACGGGAGGCGGCGGCGGGGGGGCTAGTGGTAATGTTGGAGCTAGAAAAGGAGGATCAGGGATAGTCTTAGTTAGATATGCTAGTGAATAAATTAAAAAAGCGTTTAATTTGTACGAGCTTCGAGAAGAACTTCGATTAGGCATATAACAATTCTTTAACCCCTTTTTCAAAGGTTTATTCTTAAAACAGATTTTTCTATATTAAAATAATCTCCATAAAAACTAAATAAAAAGTCATGGACAATAAAAATAACTCAGATAAAACTCCTTTAATTTTAAAACTCGGGATCTATAACCGTCTAATGCTGGCTACTCTATTCCCTGAAAGGTGCTCTATTGAGGAGTACTTGATTTTTGATGATCTTAAGAAAAAGATTGCCATAGGGGAAGAAGAGGCAAATAAGATTGGCCTTACTATGGCTGAAAGCTCGGGGACAATGCAATGGGATTCTAGAAAAGAAGAAGTTAAAGAGGTAATTTTTACAGACAAAGAGGTTAAAGTAATTGTTAATATCTGCGAATTTGCTTCAAGGAAAAAGAATTTCCCTAATAATCCTAATTTCTTTTCTCTCTATAAAGAAATTAAAGACTATTATGAATCTTTGAAGCCAGAATAATGGAGTTGTTTATCATGTTTAATCTATTGTTTCTTCAAAGCATTCCCCAGACAAGCGAATACCCTGAGTCAATGTTCTTAAATGTAGTGATTTTCTTTTTTTTAGTTATGGTAGTGGGTTTGTTTGGGTGGATCATAAATGAATTATCAAAATTAAGGGATCACCTCTCAAACAATCAACAGAGTCTATTTGATAAATTAGACCTTAATAAAACTGAAGGGGATAAGAGATTTGAAGAGTTTAGAGCTCAAATTGCTGAACATGATAGCTTTAGGGAAGTTATTACGGTAAAATTGGAGCATATTTCTCAGCATTTACCTGATTATGGATTGGTTTTTCGTAAGTTTACTGAAGTAGATGATCAACTACTTGATCAGAAAAAACAGTTTAAGAAATATGAGTATCAAATTGAAGAGATCAACAAGAAATTAGATAAATTGAAGAAAATCCCCGATTCTTAAAGCACTTAACATGGCTGCTAAAGGAGTAAACAAATATAAGAAAGTATCTCCTTATGAAGTCTACTTACTCGATGAGGGAGGCAATCCCTCCAAAAGGATTTGTGGAGTTCAAAGGAATAATCGTCCAAAAGGCCATCTTTGTCACATGGATGCAGGGGCGGGAACGAACCACCCCGGAGTTGGCCCCTGTAGCTCCCATGACCGTCAATTAGCTAATCCAAATAATACCTCTCTCTGGCATAAGCTCAACCGAGAACATAATCTCCCTTCCACTTTAATGGAGTTCTTAGAGAATGCTCAAGATATTGAGGATAGGATTCTTGCTTCTATTGATGATGATATTAAATTCCTTTATGCTTTAAAGGCTTATTTTCTCGAAAAAAGGGGGCGTAATGCTGATGGCAAGGAGATCGATCTCTCTTCTGATAACATAGAATTAGCGCTAAAGATAACGGACACTATCATCAAGGCTAAGGAGAAAAGAGTCAAAATCAAGAAAGAGATTGTTTTAGACGCTACAACAGTTCGAGCTTTTATCGATCAAATCTTCCGAGTTATTGTAGCTAATACGAACCAGGCTCATTCCCGCCGGATCTTGACAGAGATACTTGATGGAGTAATTCTGCCCTTTAAACAGTCGGGCCGGATCTCAGGAGATATCGGCTTCACTAATAACACAAGGAAAATAGCAAAAGACGTTGGGGCTGAGATTGACGATGAAGACTCAGATTTTTGGGAAGACCTTGAAAAAGATGATGAATAATGGCTAGAAAACGTAAACATGAACAAGAAGATATGGTTGGAGCTTGGCCTGAGCAATTAGGGGCCTCGTCTCACGAGGATCTTATAGCTAACTATGGGGAGAAGTGGATTGAGCAGTACCAACAAGAGGAGTCAGGGACCTTATACGATTGGAACCAGTCAACTATTGAGGAGTTTAAAGATGTCAGTGTAGAGACCTTATTGACTGACCCCTATTTCCTTAACCTGAAGGACACCGTATTCCCTGGAGTATGGGAAGATATTGTTGACCTTTGGGAAGAGAGAAAGAAACGCGAAGTAAACTTAGCTTTATTTCTAGAAGGGATCGGCAGTGGCAAGTGCTATGGGGGTAATACTCTAGTTTTTAAACCTGAAGGCATTTATAGGATAAAATCATTAATGCCTAAAAATGCTAAATTAGGTTTTACTCCTTATAAAACTAAGCTATTAAATAGGGATAAAATTGTTGAATCAACTGATTACTATGTAACTGAAGAGCCCTCTAATGTTATAAAGATAACTGTTCAAAATGGGTATGAGATAAAAGGAACTCCTACTAGTAAAATAAGAGTTATAGAAGATCATGTATCAATTTGGAAAAAATTATCTGAGATAAAAGAAGGGGATATCATTCCTATAAGAGTTAATCAGCAGTGTTTTGGGTCTGACGATATTTCTGACATTGTTGAGTTAGGCCCTAAAAAACTCAACGCTGATTTAGCTTATATTATCGGGGCTATAACAGGGGATGGGAGTATAGCTAAGGTAGGTAAAAGAGAGAATAAGACCACTGTTATAAGGATTTCTGCCCATGGTGGTGATAAGGCTATTTTGGAAAGAGTAAAAAAGGGTTTAGAAGATAATTTTTACTATAGTCCTAATATAAAAAATAGGAGGCCACAAGGGGCTGATCATTTAGATTATATTAGCATATCTAATCAAGTTTTTGCAAAATGGCTAGAAGCATTAGGGATTAAAGGGGGGTCAAGAGAGAAAGATGTTCCAGATTGTATCCTAAGGGCGAGTAAAAAAGTTCAAAGAGGTTACTTACAAGGCTATTTTGACACAGACGGGGGTAGTCGAGAAAAAGACGGTTTGATTGAGTTATCTGCTGTTAATAGGCAGAGGATAAAGGATGTTCAGGTTATGTTGGCTAATTTCGGTATTGTTTGTTACACTGGCCATCGAGTTGCTAGAAGGAGGTCTAAAGGTAAGATAATTTATGAGGCTGATGCTTGGAGAATAAAAATAAGAGGAGTTCATGCTTTAAAGTTCTACCAAGAAATAGGTTTTCATTTACCGAGGAAACAAAAAAATAAAGAGAATATTGGTAAACTAATCTATAGAGATGAAGTCCCCATATCTAAAAAATGGTTAAGAGAATATAAATCTGAGAATATATCTAGAGACTGGTCTCCTTCTAAAAGGGTAAGATTTGTTAGAAAGATATCAGGCAGAGATGCAATAACCCGCTCTTTCGTTGAAGACTATTTGGGCTATAAGCCCGATTTTTATCATAAGGATGAATTCTATTTCCCGGTTAAAGAAATAGAGCGCCTTAAAGATAAAGAGTATTGTTATGATTTTAATATACCAGAAGGTCATAGCTTTATTGGTAATGGGGTTATTTTACATAACTCAATGAAAGCCTCGATTATAGCGTGGTTATTGAGTTATGAGCTTTGTATGCATACTAATCCCCAGCAGCACTATGGGTTGGCAGATAATTCGGTAATCGCTATCATGCTTCTTTCTCGGACCGAGACCCAGACCCGCCGGGTTATCTTCACCTATGTATGGGACCGTTTCCAATCCCAGTTCAATAAAGACTACTTCCCTGTTAACCCTAAATTCTCCCGGGAGTTGAGGATCGAAAGGAACCGAACTTGTATATATGCTGGAACTAGCTCTGCCCTATCCGCTCTCGGGTATAACGCCTATGCGGGGATTGTGGATGAGGCTAACTTCTTAGAGGTAATTGAGGATTCTAAGAAAAGCGGGGGTGAGGTCTATGACGCAGCTGAGGAGATTCATAATGCTATCTTGAACCGGATGACCTCTCGATTTATGAGGGGAGGCAGTATCCCTGGTATGCTTTGTATGATCTCGTCCCCTCTTTATCCGGACTCTTTTATGGAGAGAAAGATTGCTCAGACCCAGGAGCTGGGACTTGAGACGATGAAAGCGTTTTACCGCATTCGCCCAACTTGGGAAGCTAAGGGAGAAAAATTCTTTCCTGAGTTTTATAAAGATAATGAGTATATTGAAGTAGACCTTGAGACCCTTGAAATTATAAAAGAGAATGTTCGATTAAACAAAGGGGGATAGTTATGAGAGGTTTTTGTGTATTAGATGTTGAGACTGTAAATTTTAAGCCCCACCGGGATAACGTTTGGGCAATTTCGGGTATAAAAGTCGTAAACAGAGTTGTAGAGAGTGTGTTTGATAGTTTAGTGAAGCCCCCTAGTCCGCATTGGGCTAGGGAATTTTATAAGGCTTCAGGATTAAAGCCCGAAGACTTTGAGGGGGCAGCCCCTATCCAATTGGTAGCGGAGAAGGCCTATGATTTTTTTAAGGGTTTTGATGTTTATGCTTATTCTGCTTCATTTGATAAAAGAATGCTCATTGCAGTTAACCCCGTTTTTGGTAAATTAACCTATAAGGATTATTTACCTATTGTGAAGAAAAAGAAGCCGGGATTGAAGAACTATAAACTTGGTACTGTAGCGAATCATCTCAGGCTTCCTCATCGAAAAAATGGGTATGATTCTTTAAATGATTGCTATGTACTACTTGATTTAATAAAGAGGTTAGGATTATGAGCTTAATTGAGAATAGCTTCCCCTTGCCCGGTAGAGCTACCCCCCTGCTCCACGAGCTTAATATTGATAGGACAATAAGATGTCCGAATTTTAATAGTAGACATGAGAAAGATAAGATAAGGTGTATTTGTTTGCATCATTCAGGGTCTAGTAATGCAGCAGGAGACCTTAATTATCTCTCCCAATCTCATAACCCAGACGGTTCTCGCATATACGCAGGGTATCATTATTATATTAATGATAGAGGGATGGTCTATCAACTAATAGATGATAGGAAACGGGCCTGGCATGCTGGACAGAGTATTGTACATGGACAAGTTGATAGAGGAGGAAAAAGCATAAACGGTATCTCATTAGGGATTTGTCTAACTGGAGATGGTAAAAGGGCCTTCTCGGAAAGTCAATACGCATCTCTTATACAATTAGTATATGCAAAATCTGTGATATATCAAGTTCTTCCCACTTTTATAGTTGGGCATTTCCATGTTTCACCGGGACGAAAAATTGATCCTCAACCCCTGGATTGGAATCGGTTATTCCGAGGGTTATATAGTCAGTAATAATATGGAAGAGAATAAAAGGAAAACTATCCGAATCCCTTTATCTCTTAAGGCTAATTTCTTAAGAGACCCCGAGAACTTTATCCGGGATATTGCGGCTGTAAGTACGGAAAGTGTAAATCCTTTTATCCGAAGAAAAGCTAAGATCCTTGAATGGGAAGAAAGATCTAAGCCTTTTGAGAATCCTTTCGACGAAGAAGCTTTAATCTTTGATGAAGATTTTGGTCCTGATAATACTTTTAATCGTTATATGCATGTTGACTTGGGTCTCTCTAAGGATGCAGTAGGGATTAGCATGTGCCATGTCCCTTATTTCTTAGACCGGTCAACTGTGGTCTCAGGCCCTGATGGCCCCGAGACTCGGATTGACAGGGTCCCCTTTATTAGCTTTGACTTTATAGGACGAATAAAGGCTAATAAGGGGGAAGAGATCATACTTTCTGAAGTTCGCCAGATTATCTATGAAATAACTAATTTGGGCTTCCACCTCGAGCTTATTACTTATGATGGCTTTCAATCAGTAGAGTCTATTCAAACTTTAAGGCTTCAAGGTTATAGAGCATCAAGGCTTTCGATTGATAGAACTTCTACAAAAGTGATTTCTGTTAAACAACGTAATGATCGTCAGGGAAAAAGTAATTATGGTATTCGTAGGGAAAGCACGGATGGTAATATTTTAGCGGCTTGGGAAGGTATTAAAGAACTAATCTATGACGGGAGACTGCACACCCCCTGGCACCCCATAGCTTTTAAAGAAGCTCGTGGTCTACAAGAGGACCGGAAGAAGATGAAAATTGACCACCCCCCTAAAGGTACTTCTGATGTTATACAGTCTATAGCGGGTTCGAGTTTTAATGCTGTCAATAATGAACAAGAGGGGGTATTCCATGATGCAGATTCTTTTGTAGAAAAAATGGGGGACGGTTTTTATTCTGGACTTAATTCTTCTAAAGGCATAGACTTAGAAACTGATAAAGTTGAAGATTGGCAGGACGACTTTGACCCTGATGACCGAGATTACTTATATTGACTTTATATAATCTGACTTATATGAAAAATTTAATAGATAAGCTTAGGAAGAAATTAGGGTATTTTACTCTAGCAGAGTTTAATGCTACAGTAGATAAGGCTGTTTCTCAAGCAGTTAGTGAAACCGAGCGTTGGCATAATAATGGGCCAAAATCTTACCCCAATGATTTAGGGGACCTTCAAGAGTCGTTTAATGACCGTTTCCAGCTTTACGAGTCTCATTATAAATCAGAATATAGAGAAGACAAGAAAAAGAACGGTAAAGCTAGAGAGGATTTTGAAGTTGTAGAAAGTTTTACCGGGGGCTGGCATCCTCATTTTGATAGAGCTTACGATCAGAATGTTCATCAATTACATCGTTTACAAGAGGTTGTACTCTCTAAATATTTCTCTGACCCCCATTGCCGTTCAATCATAGATAACTGGGTTAACTATACTCTAGGAGCGGGATTAAAGTTTAATGTTGATGATGAGAAAATCGCTGAAGTTATTAAAGAGTTTCGTCGAAAGAATAGTATGGTGAAACGGGAGAAAGAGATCCTTCAAATGGCTTTTACAGAAGGAGAGGTCTTTTTAGCTTATTTCATTAATTTGAATACAGGGGATATTCAAATCCGCAGAGTTCGTCCTCAAGAAGTTATAGAGATTGAAACTCACCCCGAAGATGTAGAGAGGTATTTTGCTTATCATTGGTCTTATCAGGACTCTAGACCGGGTACGAATCAGAGCTATCATGTAGATAAGTGGATCCAAGATATTGAATATGATAATTATTTAGAAGAAGGTAAGTCTAAGGGCGGGATGCCTAAGCGTCGCTCTAAAGTACACCCGAAGTTTAATAAAGGGATTCAAATGCAATTTATTAAACTGGGTATTGATAATGAGGTCCGAGGTCGAGTCCCTCTTCAACCGGTTCTTCGTTATCTTAAGTATTATGAGGATTGGCTTGTTGACCGTATTATATTGAACCATGAGCGTTCAAAAGTCGTATGGGTTAAGTCGATTAAAGGCCGGGGTCAATCTGATTGGGCAAATAGGGCTTCGGCTCAAAAAGCTCCTCGAGGCGGTATTATGCTTGTTGAAACAGATAACGAGACTTACCGAATTGAGTCGGCTGAAATTAAAGCCGATGAGGCTAAGGAAGATGGTATGGCCATATTACATACTATTGGGGCTGGGACTTCTCTTCCTCTGCATATCCTGAATCAACGGGCAGATATGCAGAATTATTCGAGTATTAGAAAAGCAGATACTCCCTTTAGCCAATTTATCCGGGGCCGTCAAATGGTGTTGGGGGAAGCTTTTGAAAA